AAACAATTTTTCTCCCATGATGATGACACCCTCCCCACGCTACCCAGTCTGTCTGTTGGAGGGTCTAGGCAGCGCGAACACGATCTATGACGGCCCTAGTGACTCCCTCATATGTATCATGCACAATGTCCAGAGCGGCCTCCATTCCGACCCATTCGTTGACATCAATTTTCTTGGCAACTGGTGCACCAATCGCTTCGAGGAAACGCTTCGTGCCCCACCTCGCCTGTGGGTTGTCTTCTAGTCCGACACGACGAAAGATTAGTGTCAGGCCGTCATCCGAGCCGTCCTTAAAGTCAGCTGGGAATTGGTCAGCACTGATATGAAAGGACACAGCGCCGTAACGAGTACCACGTTGGCTCTCTCGTACCTCTGCCTTCCGAATTACTCCAGTGTACTGACCAGGGGGAAGCGGTTCGGGGGCTTCCTGTTTGGTAAGGTCAATGGAAAATTCGACGATACTTGAAAGGTTATCTGTCATGTTGTTGTCTCCTGTGTGACAAGTTAATGTTGTTGAAGCTGTTATTATAGTGGCATCCTACCTCCTAGTACAGCCCCAAAATCTAGTAGGTAGTATCTTGTAAATAACTATATGTGGTATCACTTGGGTAAAGGAATCTTGCGCCCTTCATTCTCTACCCAAGTGATGTACCAGTCTTCAATTCCTGCGCCTTCCCATGATTCTGGATCAAAGTTCCAAGTGAACTCACTATTTCCACTTGTTTCAAACATCCGACTCTTCATGGGCTTGCGAAGGCGGGAAGAACGGATAGCAATTAGACGCTTCTTCCCCGTATCCTGTAAGTGCCAAACTTCTGACAACTTTATAGGAATCTCCGATTGCATTTTACCACCAACGAGTATGCTTACCATCATTGCGCCAGTTAACTCGTCCTGTTTTGGTACGTCTTCATGGGCAATGAAGATTACATGTTTATTAACCGCTCCGGTGGTTCTAATAACTGACATAATAGCCTGCATCGTGTAACTATTTCTACGTCCGTATCCTTGAAGCGTGGGCGCTTCCATTGTAGCTCCACGAACCTCAGTAATACCATGTTTAAGTGCCATTTCGTTGAACGAAGTAACAGAATCAAAGACCACCGTTTTAATTTCAGGATGATCTTCGAGGACTTGCTTAATTCCACCTGAGCTTTCATGTTTAAATGTCACTACTTTGTTAGAGTTTTCCATAGAGAAATCTGCAATGAGTATACCCTCTTGATCCATGAGAGAACTAGTTCCATCGGGATCAAAGTTTATCCATAGTATAGGACGTGGAGCAGTTGCAGCTAATGTAGTTTTTCCTGCACCGCTTGGTCCCCAAATTACCATTGCCATTCTCTTGACCTGTGTCTTTGGTGTAGTAATTGACACAGTTCCAAGGGTGATTTCTGGTTCTTTAGTTCCCGCCATGAGTGACCTCCTCCTTGATCATAACTGCTATTTCTCTAGTATCATCTGGGAAATTTTTACCACCATACTCAATTGCTTCCTGGCGTGTTACGAAAGGCCCATAGATAAGCACACCTTTTGTTAGTAATCCTCGTATTATTACAAACGATTCTCGTAGATTAACGCTCGTTCGTGTCATTATCTAATCCAAAGTGGTTTGTTTCAAGGTAATCCCCTTTCACAACCAGAGGTGTAGGACCACTAGGGCATATACAACTAGTGCGGGGGGATGGCTTTTCTATTACAGGTTTAGGAGGTGCTACGTCTATTACCGGTCTATAGGGAATAGCACTAAATTCTATGTCGTTTATTTGGTTAGGCCAGAGAACTAGGTATAGTGATAGAAGCCCACTAAGACAATACGTCCCATTTATCATCCTCCATCTCCTCTATGACTCGCTTCTTCTCTTCTATCGTGTCACATGCACAGAATGGTAGGAAGCTGCAACTTCGGAAGTACCTGTTACAGCTATGCGTGTACATCGGGGCTGAAATTACGTCGTTTTTATATTGGTTATCCATATCTATCGTAGTTACAAACCAGTTAGCCCACTTCTCAAACATGAGAGCAGTACGTGGTACGTATTCCTTCCTAATTCCTTCAGCTGGTACCCGACCAATAGGTATTCTCATGCCACTAACAAGAGCATGGTTGCAAGAGAGTCCTGTAAAGGTGGTTGCTGCAAGACAGTACCCAGTAATCTGGTGAGACAATATCCATTGTGATAGCCATGAATTGTCTAGCCTTGATCCTGTCTTCTCTTCTATAATTATAAGTTCTTTCTTATTATAGTGAAGACCATCGAGTTTACCTTTGAAACGGATAGAGCCAAAGGGTATTTCTATACCTTTTGTTTCATACTTAATTTCCACGACGATATCGAATGGAATTTCAATACCAATGTCTGTTTCTGGGTTAGTCTTATCACGTATCCAGACAGGGTAACGTTCCATGTCGTATGCATCTACATACGCAATGAGACTTTCAGCAATGTTGGAAATGGTTCGCTTGTTATCAGCGATGTCATCATAGAACTCACTACTCTCTAGTGCTTCTACAGCGAAGTTGATGGCGTTAGTTCTATGAGTTGCACCATCACTGAGAGTATCATACATACGTCTGTATCTTTCTTCTCCGAACAGACGCAATGCGTGGAAGTCAGCGTTCATTGTCTGGATTTTAGTCTTAACCTGGAAAGCTTTGTACTGATACCAACGTACAGCAGCGAAGCCTTCGTGAGCCGCCGTTCCAGCTTCCAATGCCATCGCACGAGAAACATTTGGCATTTGTTTGTGCATTGAATAACGAAGAATACCCCACGTAGGGCAAGTGTTAATCGCAGAGAGTCTAGTATGATCGTAAGCCGGGAGATGTTCATCACTTTTCTCTGCCATCCACATGTCCATAGATATTAGCTTGAATCTAGACATTAACCCTCTCTTACTTTCTTTAATTCATCTACAGCATTGGTCGCTCCCTCAATGGTAGTGCCAAGTTGCATGAGGATGTCGGTTAGATTATTCATCATCTCAGCTAGTATATTTATCTCTTGCTGTTGTGCTGAAAGAGATTCAGATATAGCCGTCAAGCAAACTACTACATCGGGTTCTATCTTTCCCTGTAATCTTTCTCTTACTTCTCTTGCTTTCATAGCTCTTCAATCTCCAGTTTAATTGCCCGCAACTTTGTACCACGTTTCTCTAGTGTTTCCATTGCTTTATCAGCACGGGCGAGGTCTTTACCAAACAGTTCCATTTGCTTCTCCCACATACCTTCTAACTTTTCTTTCCTAGCCTCTGCTTGCATAAGTGTAAGTTCTTCATATGCACGGACAGGAGCAAGACGACGTTCACGAATACGAGTAACTCTTCATTATGATTACTCTTCCATTAACTTAATTTCGTAGTAAACATTCCCACGTTTAGCATGTGTAGCCTGTTTCAAAGCAGCATCAATAATATCTTTTTCCACCCCTGAACGAGACAGGGCAGTTACAAGGTCAACGACAAGGGTGCATTCACCATCAACATTTTGTCGTTTATCAAAATGGTATATGTTATCACTATGTAATGTTGTAGTAGTCCCTGGGATGCCTTCACATCCTTTATAAAGGGCAATAAGTCCCTTATCTAGGTGTTTCTTCGTATAGTCGTAGGCTTTTTTGAATCTTGAGTGTAATTGAGATGTAATCAAGTAGTCGGCCATGAGATTATGAACATGGGCCTCTTTATTTGCAACTGCATTAGACGCAGCGTCAGAACTAAACCTACTTGTCATAGCGGTATGAGCATCGTTGATAGCTTCAGTTATATGTGCGTCCATGTCAGATAGAAGTATGGCAACATCTTTTTGTCTCATGTCTTCCCCCAAAAGCCAAATTGACGCTTTAATTGTTCAGTGGTTGTAATGGTTGCAAGTTCAAGGTCTTCTGTGTCAAATCTATTTACATCGAGATGCCAATTCTCTTCATCGTCGTAGTAAACGTTGTTTAAGACAAAAAGCTGGACTAGTGTAGTCCCAGTTGACTTATCACTGTCTTCTAGTACACACATAATCTCTTTTTCTTCGTCTTCACTAGCAAGACGAACTAGATCTCCTTTTTTAAACATGGAAGTCCCCTTCT